ATAGATTAGGGGAATTATCATCTTCAATCAAAAGGTAAAACCTATCTTCAGCAGCACCAATTAAATCATCTATAAACGTAGTCAAGGTTGATGAATCAATCATCATCGTAACCGTTGCCGTGCTGCTTATTATTGGGCAGAACCGATCATTATCCTTGCCATCAAAATCGTATTGGATATTTACATTAGTCGCGTCAAAATCCGTAGCCGTACCACTAAAGGAAGAATCGTAAATGCCAACGGTATATTTAGCACCTTTCTCCGAATAAAAATCTCCTTGTAGTCGTACTGCCATTATCTATTTCTGTTACGTTCTGCTCTCTCAATTGATAACAATAAATCACTTCCTTGTATTCTCGTTTCCGCTATGTATCTGCCTTCATTCATATTGCCTAACATCGACCTCAACTTATCCAAGGGCGCAACCACTTCCGGATTCGATATACTCGTTCCGCTTCCTTCTCCAACTAAAGCCATTGTTGGTCCTGTTACTAATCCACCTAAAGCGAGACCGGGAATGCCTAAACTACCACCTAATATTTTTCTAAATGAAAATGCGCCACCAGCAGCACCAAGTCCCGGAAATAATATATTCATTATTGCACTTAATATAGCTGCTTGTGCTACGGCTTTAATTAAGTTTACAATTAAATCCTTTACGCCTCTAACTAATGCCTTAAATACGTTTTGTCCGGATTCTAATGCGTTAAATACGCCATCTATAATTGGTGTAATTGAGCTGCTTAAAATATCAAAGGTTGCGTTAACCCTGTCGGTAATACTGCTATTTTTTTCTAACTCTGTGTTATATGTTCTTAATTGTTCGGTTGCGCCTTCAAAGTTAGGTAATAATGCAGTTGCGTAAGCTTGACTTTTATCAATGTCACTATCTAATCCCACTCCACCACCGCCACCGGTTACGGTAGTGGTTGGTTGGATTCCGGGTATTACTACATTGGCAGCTTCTGTCTTGATTCCAAATATAGCTTTTTTAGCCTTATCAATAAAGGAATCTATTTTATTTTCAGAATCGGTAAAATTAATATTTTTAAATGCATCTCCAACTATTGAAGGTAAATCAGTTAAATCATTTTTTAATTTATTAAATGATGTTCTAATGTTTTCAATATTACCTGACTTAATAGCACCTAATAAGGATGTAAAGTTTAATAGTTGTTTACCAAGTTGCAGCATTAAAGTACCAAAAGCAACAAAGGTTTTTAGCAATCCATTTACAACCTTTCTAACGTTTTCAAATTCGTAATACATTGCACCAACTAATGCAACAACGCCAATAATGATTCCGGTTGGACCAGCCAAACCAATTATTAACTTAAATAAACTTCCCATTGATTTTGCTAACCCACCAATAACAGTTGCAAACTTGCCGATTACAAAAGTTGCAGGTCCAATTGCAGAAACTATTAAAGCAATATTAACGGCAGTTCTTTTTGCTTCTGGACTTAACTCCTTGAACCTTTCAACTAATGCATTAATTAAATTTGATAGTTGTTCTATTCTAACCCCTAAATTGGTTGACTCTATAATTGCATCGCCTAATTCGGCAAAAGCGTTTTTTGCTGCATCTTTAAAGTTACTTAATCTTCCCCCTAATGTTCTTGACTGTTCCCCCATACCATCAAAAAACTTACCACCTTCTGATGCAGTTTTTCTTAATATTCCATTTAATACTTCAAAGGTTACTCCACCATCGGAAACAAATTTATCAAAAGCCTTCCCGGTTAATCCGGTTTGCTCTTGCAACATTTCAAAGACTGGAATACCTCTACTTGCAAGTTGCCTTAAATCTTGCGTGAATGCAACACCAACGGTTCTTGCTTGACCAAGTATTAATGCAATGTCGTTAATATTGCTTCCTGTTGCAGCTGCAATATCGCCAAGGTATTGTAACGAATCTAATGCCTCGTCAGCAGAAAACCCAAATGCAATTAATTGTGATGTTGCCTTGACTAAATCTGTAACCTCAAACGGAGTCGATGCGGCAAATTTCTTAATCCTTTCGAAAACGGCTGCTCCGGCTTCGGCTGATCCTGTTAAAACTCGCAATCGTGCTTCAAGTTGTTCAAACTCAATTGCACTCGCAACGGCAGCACCTCCAGCACCTATTATTGGCAAGGTTAAAGTTTGCGTCAAGTTGGACCCCAAACGTTGCATATCGCGACCAAACTTGTTTATTTGTCGTTGTGCCTTTGATAGATTCTTCTGAAAGTTCTCTATCCGTAAACCTAATACAACGTTTAAATCCTTACTTGCCATTACGCTTGATTTTTACCGTGTTGAGTTCGCATCCATTCATCCATTCTGCGCCTAAATTCCTTTTGGTGATTGGTTACGACTCGTTCCGGTTTTGTTTCCGATGTCTCCCAATCAAATTGAATTAAATCAGTCATTTTTATTTTCTTACCCTTCCCAGCATAAGGTTGAATCCCGATTGTAGCTAACCACCTTGTCCGTTCCCACTCGCCTTGAAACCGTAACCTTTCTTTTTCGTTATACCCTTTAATTGCGTCCATTACGTCACGAAAATCAGCGGAATAAAAATCTTCCGTACTCATTCCGATTTGACCGATTGCAATTTCGCGAACCTTTGTCCACGTCATACTTTCACTTGGCTCTGATGCGCTTTCGTTCGGCTCGTTTTCGTTTTTTTTTCTGCATCAGGCATCGAATTCGAAAATAGTTCCATTACTCGATTAATCGCCGCCATATCCTCGTCAAATTCATCACACATATCTTCGAATGTCCAATCAAATGATTTACCTTCTTTTCGGTGTCCATCCCTTAAAGCCTCATATATCAGCTTTAATGTGTTCTTGTAATTCAATGTTTCCTGACCTAATGTTAAAATAGAAATGCCCGTTTCCTCTTCAAAGCGAATTAATGTCGCGTTTCCAAAAGAAACAGGCACTTCCGTATTGTTTATTTTAGTGAATCTAACCATTTTTTATCCGTTTTGTGGTGTGATTAATTTTAGTTAGTTCCGCGATAAACCGCACCAGAGATTGTAAAGGTTGCGGATACGGATGTGTTATCTTCTACTGGTGTATTCACTTCCCAAGATGTGCAATAAGCGGAGAAGGAATAGAAATTGTATCCGGATGTATTTTCGGTCAATGTCAACGCCAAAACCGTACCGTTATCTAAAGCATCAAATAATACATCAGGTTGAACGTTAGCTGATGATTCAGAATATAATGCTTCAACTGTTAAAGTAGCTGATTTTTGTCCGGGTTTGTTAGACACCCAACCAGATGAAGGAGAATCCTTTGTTAAGATGTTTCTCATTTCTCTGGTAACCGATAAAGTCGCTGATGTAGCTTCTCCGATAGCTGTGCTTCCATCTTTGTAGATGCGAAGGTCTGTTCCATTAATTATGTCATTAACTGCCATTGTCTATGATTTTTAATTTAAAATAATTTTTTGCGCTTTTTAATTTTGGGTAAAGGTATTTCTTCCTTTAATTCCACCGGTTCTGATGATTCATCTACAAATCCAAATGGTAATATTTCCACACAATATCCTTCCTCAATCAACTCCAACGCTTTTTTTCTCATAATGTGGACCATTCGCCCAGATTCAATCCATTTGTTAGTGGAAGGATTAAACCAATCTTTAATAAATCTAACTTCCATTATCTTTCTCGTTTTAATCGTATATCAAAATCTAAACTCTGCCAAAATACGCCTAAATCTTCATCGTATTCGCCATCATTTTGTCCTTGAAACCGGATCCGTTGAATGGTTTGACTCTGAACCGTTCCAGAATAAAAATCCAACGCGGATCGTACCGCATTAGATAAAGTTACATTGGCATCGTATTCTAAATCGTAGCAATCGATTTGTACGGAAATAGTATCCAATGGACTTACTCCATCCTTGGTCATAGTCGGCTCTTGATTCGTGATTGTATATACCACGAAAGGAAATGCCGTATCTTGCGCAGCAACAATTGGAAAAATGCGAGTAGAAACCGAAGCAGACACGGTAACATCATTCGATAGAATGTAGTAGATTGCTTTTCCGATTTCATTAGATGTTGCCACTTAATTTATTTTTCCCTTTTTTAACGAATCTAAATATTTGTCAACCCCAGTTCTAACAATGGCATAAACCATTCCTTGTTGTTGGCGCAACGCAGCTTGTGTCACTTTGCTTCCAAATGCTCTTGCGCTTCCGTAAATCATATGTGCATACCAACCATTGTTTTTTGTTTCGCTCGGATTTACGATATTTTTTTTCCTGTTTATTATATTACCGATAATAGCAATCGGTGCTTTAAATTTCTTTTTTACTTCAGATATTACTTGAATAGAATATCTTAAATTTCCGATTCCGTACTTTCCGCTAACTCGTCCATAACCTTTTCCAGCTTTCTTATTTCCCAGCACTTTAGGAGTTTTATAAGTATATAACACATCGCTTCTTAATTTTTTAGGTGGGAACTTTCTTTCAATGCTATTATCTCTATTTCTTATGTTAGCTTTTGGTGTTAATTGTCTCGCTCTTTCCTTTACTACAAATGCTGCCGGAGATAGTATTTTCTTAATTTTTTCAGCATCAGAAATACGCTTAATAAGGTGTTCTACATCTTTATTAAACTGTATTAAATCCGTTTGACTCAATTCTATCATTACTTATACGCTTTTGCTTCCAAAACCATAAACTGTTTCTCCGGCTC